ACCGCCTGTAGTCAAGTATGTGCTCACGGCATCAGCATTAGCATTGCCTGTGTATAATTCAATAGAACTTTCTTTAGCATCTTGCTCACCGTTTGTCGTAAAGAATACATCTTTTTGATAACAAGAGATAATATCGGTTGTTTGAATCTTGTTAGGTGAATCTTGGCAAACCACAGGATTCACAAGCTCCCAACCGTCTTCTTGTAATGTAGACAGATAGGTGTCACCCAAGATAATCTGATAGACTTTACCAAATGTGTTACACGCAAGAGAATATTTGTCGTCAATTTTGGTATTGTCTTCGGTTAAGAAAATGTATACATCTCGACCGTTGGCATGTAAGACCAACTTAGGAAATTTATTAAATTGCCCATAGTCAAGGTCATCTTGATAAATCGATTGTTGTGATGGTTTTTTGTTGCCAAACATACCACGGAATCCCTTTGACGGAGCAACACCGCTTGAGATTTGAACGGTAGCATCGCTCCATTTGTTGTTCCGTATACCAAACACAGGTACTTTTCTGTTGATGGTTCCACCGCTTTTAATCGGTAGTAAATAACCATTTGCAGTAGCACCGTAGAAACCTTCGATTTCACCTTCGCCAATTAATACGTGTTTCAACAGCTTGCGACCATCGACATCCATGTGGTGATACGTCTGTATACCACCAACCTTAGATTGTCCATAGATAATCGGAATAGTACCTTCTGATGTGACTTGGTTGTTTTTAGAGTCGAAGGTAGATTCTGGTGTTGTATTCTTTTGTTTGTCGAATAGACCACCAATGGACATCCCAAGAGATAATCCATACATGGCACGACTGAACATGGATACGCCTTTTAAGAATCCCCATGCTCCGCCACCAAAGCCAAAGACAGTAGCCGCTGCAAGACCAATAATCTTACCAACACGACCTTTACCGCCCTTGCCACCGCCTTTACCCATATATTAATACCTCGTTTCGTTTCGCTGATTAAGTTCTAATTGTAAATTCAAATGGTACAGACAAGAATCCAGCGTACCGCTTTTGATTGTTATGTCGCTTGCAATCAGATGGTGTTTTATCACATCCAGCTTGTACCGTACATTGTTTATTCATAAGAATATCTTTTGCCGTTAGCAATGGATACTCTAGCTTGATTGTTTTATTGGTTGGAATACCAACGATTTTACGTGCTTCACCCTCGACAATCAATACACCATTGATATAATCCTTTTCTTCAATGGGTGTGTCAATAGACACCACATAGCCATCATTTGATTGTTGAATATTCGTAATAACAGCTTGTGTTTTCTTAACCACAGCACGACAACTGCTGTCTCCGAATGTTGACGTACATGTGTATTGGGTTCTACGACCGCCACGCACGTTTGGAACATCGGATGTAACCACAACTTTGAATATGCCATCGTTTGTTAACTCAGGTGAATCAATGCGACCCATAAACACAGGTTTAATCATCTTTGGGTTAGCCAGTGAGTCAGGGTATAATATCCTGTATATAAAAATGCGACTACCTGTGAATGGAATGCCCTTGAACAACAATTGAGTAAACTTGTCGGTAGCATTGGAAATCTCAAGTTCACATGAGTCAATGGAATTGTCAACGGTTTTATTGATTTCACCACGTTTTATCGGTAGTGCTAAATATTGTTGTCCATTGAATTGGATATTTATATCACATGAGCATAAATACAAAGTCATATTGGGAATATGAACTTCATACAACTCAATATCAAATACAGAACCGCCCTCTAATGCTTCTCTAAAAGCAACAGGTAAATTAATCATATATCACCTATAAGACTTTCTCAATCTGTACGCTTGCGGTAAAACCAATGGCATTACCATGAGTACCATTCTCAACGGTAAAATCACGCAACACTTTTAGATTGAATTCATTAGTTGCAAAGCGACAGATTTGGTCTTGATTAAATTCATCGGTAAATATAAATGTTCTTGTGTTGCCACCAACGGTTTCACAAAACTGTTCAAATATCTTTTGTTGTTCCACAGTACCACGCAAGCTGATAGACCATGTTCTCTGTGGATTTAACGCATTTTGTCGTATTTGTTTTTTACCACTTGTGAAGACAACTTCTTGAGTAGCAAATTTTAATCCCTTTTCGACCTCAAATATATAAGGTAAAGGGAATTTCGGTAATTGTGCCATTATGTATTATTCCTCGTTTAGCAACTGACGAAAACCACAGAAAAACAATGATTGCCAATAACTGCGTTTAAATACGGCAGATAAGGACTCGTTTGTCACGCACGGAACTTGCATCGCCAGTATTTGTCCATTCTGTAGATACACGCCAGTATGTAAATCTCCATCGACATTAAACAATACGATGTCACCATGTTGTAAGTCATCCGCATTTCGTATTTTATGAAAATACTTTAGCAAATATCGTAATAATCGTGTTTGATGATGTTTATGGAAATCTTCGCAACTGATTGGGTCTGTTTTACCGTCATCAAAACAATGTTTATATCCATGGTCTTTATACCACATACGACATACATCAACGCAATGGTATTGACCCTGTGATTTATCAAAGCCATATTTTAAGCCAAGATATTTTGTTATATCTTCCATATGACCTCCTGTAAGGTATAATGCGAGGGGTAAAAACCCCTCTACATATAGTAAAAAACATTTTAATTTTGTAACGATATTTTAAGATTGTTTTAACTTCCCAAGTGCAATCAACTTTTGATACTTCGCAAGGAAATCTTGGTCTGAAATCGTTTGTTTTACAAACACAGGTTGTGCAATAGACTCCTTAGTGCCAGATCCACCGTTTGCCATGTAGTTCATACCTTTTGTCATTGCCTGTGTATTCGCAACCATTTGGTTCATCAAGTGTTCCTGTCGTTTGGTTTGTTCTGATAAAGCACCATTCTTTGTTTCTTCATGTTGCCACTTTGGTTCGATACCACTTGTAACACCCATGCCCAAGTCTTTTGCTGCTTGATTCAACAATTGGCGACCTCTTGCTTTGTCAGCGGTTGGGATAATCCATTCTTTTTTATCGCCTTCACCGACACGAACCAATTGGTCTTTATCAACAGAACCACCGCCAGCAAATTTCAATAGACCAAACTGTTTTGCGAACCCAGCGATTGTACCAAGTGTACCCATCCACTTGTTGTTACCACCAGCTAGTTTCATACCTGCATTGATGTATTGGGAAACATCTTGTTTGCCGTCTTTATCAGTAGTATTCTCAGGAATATCTACATCTGATTTATCACCTTGAATATTGCCATAGATAACAGCATCAGTAAATGTCGCTTGTTTCCATGCTGTACCGCCCTCAGTATTAGCCAAGAATGTCTCAAAGTTTTTATCAAGATTACGTGTCGATTGAGCCATTAATAATTGGTTATCAGCATTATCAATGCCACCAATGTTTTTACCATCTAAGCCATTGATACCTTTTTGATATCTGCTATCCACTCTACGCAAGATATTTTGAAAAAGACCACCATTGCCATCTTGAATTTTGAATATCATCTTCAACGCATCTTCGGCAAGTTGTTTCCATAGATTTTTCCATATATCTTTAATGGATTTTCCTTCAAAGATTAAACTATGGAATACGTCATGCGTTTGTTGTCTAATGTTTTTATTCAAATCTTTTGAAGTCTTAGTTGCTTCTTTTTCGTATTTCTTCCATGCTATTAAAGATTTCCTTAGGTCATCTTCTGTATACTTAGACATACCAGTGTCATAGCTAGCTTTTTTATCTAAGTATTCACGCTTGGCAATTTCAGCTTGTTCCCATGCACGTTGTACATTACGAACATCCGATACCCAAAAGTTTTCTGCCTTACCGTCTAAATCAAAGTCTTCTAGCTCATGTCTATCCTTAGCCATTTGCATTGCGGATGCATAATTAGAGTCACGTTCTTCGTCCATAATCTGATGTTTCATAACTTCGGTATACTTAGCCATAGTATCTCTAAGTTCTTTAACATTGGCTTGTGGATTAAGTTTTAATAACTCATCAATTTGCTTTTCTATGTCTTTAATCTTTTTGTTTAATTCCGCAGTAGCCTTGGCTGACTTTACTTGTTCTTCTGGCTTAATAGCATTAGCCATTTCGATTTGTTTTTCAGCAAGTTTGTCCGCAAGGTCTTGTATCTTCTTTTGTTTATCAGCGATTTTGTTCGCACGTTCAGCACCATGTAAATCATCTTGTCCATACCCAGTATTCGCAAGTTCTCTCGCATATGCTTGTCGTTGTGCCGTTTCTTCACCACCAGAGATTTCGACAAATTCGTCAAAATAATGAGCGTATTCTTCTGGTGTTTGATTTACAGCTTTTGCTAGGACTTTTTGCCATGCATCTCTGTGTGTTGTTTGTAACTCATGAACCAAGAACGCAAGTTGTGTTTCGTATGCATTTGGGTCAGAGTTATTTCCATTAGCGAAACTCAATAGATTATTCCATCGGTTTGCATCCCATTGTGCGATACCACGATGACCAGTGGCATTAACCGCAGTTGGGTCAAGTTGTGACTCTTGAATTAGATTGCCAACGATACCATATGCTTGGTTTGCGGTAAACCCTTGTTTCATTAAGAAGTCAATAGCTTCACCTTTTTTAGTGCCATATAAAGGATTCTTTTCTTTTTTAGACTTAGAACCTTTTTTATTTTTACCAGCATCAGCACCATCAGGCAATTCATTTCGTGCATAATCACCAGTAGTGCCACCACCGATTGTGCCTGGGTTGCCATGACCGTTACCATATGCATTTTCATTAATGTCTGCTAACTGGCGTTGTTCATCTGCAACAATTTTTGCAGCAATAGACTCAATATGTTTAGCATATTCGTCTTTATAATAAGTATAGTTATAGTTTGCATCATAGACTTCTTTTTCTGCGTTTTGCATGCCTTCATAAGCACGAGCAATTTTTGCATCAAAATCATCAAGTTCTGCTTGACTTGCACCACGTTCGGCAGCTTCTTTTTTTGCGACCCTCATGTCATGTAATGCTTCACCCATTGCAGCAGAATTCTTGAGTGCATCACTAAGACGTTGTTTGTTTAGCAATTCCATTAAACCATAGTATGCTTCTTTTGCCACACCAATGGCATCAGCAAAATGGTACATAACCATAACACGGTCGCCCCAGCCTTTTTTCTCCTCACGAAGACTTGCAAGGTTATCTTTGGCTTGTTGTCTTACAGATTTTGCGGAGTCAATCAACGCTAGTTTTTCTGCTTGAATAGAGTCCTCAAGTTGAGTTTTCTTTTGGTTAATAGCAGTTTTAGCACGGTCGTTGGCTTCTTCTACAGTTGATGCATTAAGTACCCAATTTGTGTTTTCTTCACCAAGGATTTCCACAAGACCTTCTTTGGCGATTTGCATTTGGTTTTCAACTTGTGATACATCTTGACCCTTAGCATTGTATTCAGCCATCTTTTTATTAAGAGAATCATATGCAAGAATAAATTGAGATACAATTTGTTGAGATTCGCTAAGTCGTGCGTGGAGCTCTTGATGTTGTTGTAGCATCTTAGAATTTGTCTCAACAGACTTCTCGATTGCTTCATTTGAGAATCTATAGGCTTCATACATAGAGAACGCCACATCTGTTGCAACTAAGGCGATACCAACCCAGCCACCCATAAAGGCAGTCGCAGAACCAATCGCACGACCAGCACCAGTAAATACACCACCAACACTAGCGACTTTACCACGAAGACCACCAGTAGATGCATTGGCAATTCGTGCGGCTCTTGCGTATTTTTCCGCAGATAGAGTCATTTGTTGCCAACCAGAGACAACGCTTGTTTTTAGTAGACGGAATACATTACCAAAGTTACGATGTATCATGATTAAAGCAGTCATAGCCAAACCAAGCATAAATGCACTCTTCGGTAGTTTATCAAGCCATTGTAATAACTCAAGAACACCATCAAGAATACCTTTAATAATCCAAGAGATGTTCCCTGTGCCAGTCATAACTTTTTCCCATTGAGCTGCAATAGATTTTAGTTTTGTTTGGATTGTATCGAGTTGCATCCCAACTTGAGCATTGGTAAAACCCATGGCAGAAGAACTTAGGCGTAATGCTTCTAAATATTCTTGTAAGTCAAGCATAGCATCGGCTTTATTCCATTGCCATTTACCACCAGAGATTGCCTTTAACAGGTCTTCCATGGATTCTTTGGAGTCTTGAGCCTTAATCATAAGGTCTAATAAGACATCATCTACTTTACGGAATGACTTTTCTCCGTTCTCTCCGACTTTATACACTTCGATACCAAAGTCCTGTAATTCTTTAATAGCTTTCTTCGAGTGAATAGAACCAAAGATTGACTTTAAGGCGTTACCAATTTCACCACCATCTGCTTGAGTTTTCCTAGCCATTACAGAGATTAATGCTTGAGCAGAATGGAATCCGACACCAACTTCTGCGGCAGATTGAGCCATACGTTTATTGGCTTCGGATAATGTTTGTGCAGATACCGTATAGTTATGAGCCAAGGATGTCCATGAGTCAATAATGCGGTTTGAAACACTCATAGCATCATTAGCATTGTTAATTTGGAAACCCCATTGCATGATAGACGATTCCAACGCTTTGTTTGCAGACACAATATCAAACGCATCGGCAACAGCCAATTTAGTGGCTGCATCAGTCAACGCAAGTACAGTATTGTTGTCTTTATATGCACGACCCCACAATTTAGCAGATTCAATCATTTCATGGCTTGTCGTACCATACTTTATAGCTAAGGACTGTAATTTACTCTGCATATCATTTAGCTCATTTTTAAAATGAGTTGCTTCTTCACCAGTCAGTTGAAGACCATTAATCATATCTCTTGGGTTGACTTCAATCAAACTACGTGCAAAAGCATTGGTTGCTCCTGTGCCATGTTTCATAACTTGAGCAAAACCAGCCATATCTTTCTCAACATCTTTTAATTGAGTAAAACCTTGCAATGCTGTATTTAAAGCGTAAGATGCAACCATTCTTGTTGCCAAATACCCTAGGCGATGACCTACGTTTTCTGTATCAATACCCCATTGTTTTAATAATGGTAATTGTTCTCTTGTCGCCTGATTAATCGCCCGTTGTGCACGATAGATTTCTTGCATTTGTCTGTTAATGTTAGACATGTTTTGACTATAGAGAATTGGGTTTTTGCTAAAGTTTTGTCTATAGTTTTCTTCGGCTTGTCTCTTTAAGGCAGATAACTGACCTGATAACGATTGTTCTTTCGCAGTAGATACAGACCGTTGTAATGATTGCCCAAGTTTTTCAATATTGCGTGATGCATCGGTGACTTCTTTAGAGACACCACGAGTCATATCACGCACGTTTTTAAACTGCGAGGTTACTTGTCCTAGGGATTGACTAAGGTTTGCACCACTTACGGATGCGGTCTTTAGATTTTTATCTAGTTGTGCGGCATATTCGGTTAATTTCTTAAATTGGTCTCCACCAGCTTTGACATTAATAGATATATCTTTAACATTCTTAAGACGACCAATTGCTTTGTCTAACTCTTGGATACCTCGGATGACCTTTTGTGTGTCATCTTGGATATTATTATAATTGACCTTTATGTCATATCCAAACTTTTTATCAGCCATTTATTTTCTCCATTTACTCTGCATAACCTGAACTCAAAAGACCTCTAATGGCATCCGCACCAGTTACAGAATTAGAATCAACGAAAGAATTCTCAGTAGAATCATCCATTTTATTATTTTCGTTTAATGCATTTGATAACCCCTCAAGTTCAGGTAAAGTATATTGCATTAGACTTGCTTTTGTTTCGCTGGTGTGTTGTACGAGGGATGCGATTACATTGTCGAGTCCGCTATCTGTTGAATCCCCTGTAGTATCTTTTTTTTTAAACCTGAGATACACATGTATTCATCTAGGATTTCGATACCGCTTTCAAGGTCAACCACGTTCATTACTTCTTTGCGTGGAATGTGTAGTGCCAATTCAAATAATTCACACATGGCATTGAACGCCACATAGTCATATTTCACCTTACCATTCTTATCGAGTTCGAATGAACCATCATCTTTTGTGATTGGTGTTGGTAAATTCAAATATAAGTATTGGTCGTTAATCTTTGACAACAATCGTTCCACTTTTGCATAATCACCCAATATCATCGGATAGATTTGATATTCTTTGCCCCCAAGCTGAACATACTTACTTTTAGGAATTAATGTGTCTGCCATGTTAAATCTCCATATATAAAAAA